GTCGTCTAACGCCTCTGCTGCGTCCCTGGCGACTGCGACCTCTTTGCTTGGATTCCATGTCATGCGTTGTCCTCCAGTCGCTCAAGCGTACACCTGATGCCGTTAGCAACGGCAGCAGCGGTGGCAGGCAAACGAACACCGTCCAGTTCCGTATCAAGCTCACGACACAACTTGACGAGTTTGCTTTCTATGCCCATTTCTCGCGTCTCACGCTGGGTAATCGCCCTGGCTGCTTCCTCGCTGCATCTCCCTACTATTGCGATACTTGAGTGCAGGTCGTCACAGTGGTGGAAGTCGGCATACGTCACTACGATTGCCTCGCCGTCCCGCTCTGCCTTTTGGTGCTGTTCCTCCTCCATGACAATCGTGTGCTGGCCGAAGTCCGTACCAGGGCAGTTGAACGGCCCGTACCAATGCCGGTCGCTGTTTTCAAACTCGTCCATTGGGTATTCAATCTGGTCGTTTCGCGGATCGACACCATCGAAAAGCGTGATCGTTTCGCGGTTCATGTTGACAAACGCCATGCACCAATCGCCGTCGCTTGGCGACTTCGACCAATACCATCCGTGTTCATCTGGAAGCGTTTTTCGCATGGGTGTTAACTCCTATCTTTTGGTTTGGCGTTCCTGTTACCTTCTTTGTTTTCGGGCCTCGGGGTGCGAAATGATCCCATCGACTGGTACTGCGACCACGAACACGAACCCGACCAAGACCACGAACTCGATTGCGACCACGAACTCGACAAAATAGGGATAGCGAAACCATCAATCGTTTTTTTTGTCCTGAGACTTTCTGAATCGCGTCACGAACCTGCCGTCGACCAGCTCGGTTGGCTCGTTCGCGTGCAGCCAGTTGCGCACGTCGTTCAGGTGGCCGACCAGGCGGCCGACTGTCGATCGCAGATAATCGCCGCCGGGGTCGTTTGCCGCGCACTGGAACTCTCGCTTTATTTTGTCGACCGCTGCCTTGGCGGCGCGATGATGGCCCACGGCATCATCGAAGTTTGCCTGCAGCTCTTTTTCTCCCGCTGATTCCGATTCGAGGCGAGACAAGGCAGCGTGTACGTTTTCTGCGCCGGCACGCACCGCGTCGACCACCCGCTCTTGGTCGTTGGGTTCCTTCTGCGACAGGGTGACCAGGTCCGCCCGTGACGCACCCTTCTCCTCGACCAACTCTGCGGCCGCCGGCGTCAGGTTCTCGCGCGCCTCGGCCGCCTCGGCGGCACGTCGAACCGTCCGCTCCGAAACGCCAACTTCGGAAGCGATCTGTTCGCACGTTTTTTTCAAGTGGTCACTTTGACCACTTGATTTTTCCTCGGGTTTTTCAGACTTGCGGTCTCCGCCATGTCCGTTTTTTCGGACGCGATACAACTCCCCGAGAAGGCGGTCCCGATCGCTGGTGGAGACGTTCCGCCGGCCAAGCTGCAGGCCAATCGCGAACTCGTACGCCGCATCCTCCGAGGCGAACGTCATCAGCTTTACAGGCGCCTTGATCCCCAGCTCTTTGCAAATCTCCCAGCGGTTGTAGCCGTCGATTATCACGTCGCCCTGCATCATCACGACCGGATTCAAACACCCCTTGGCCTCTATGCTGGACCTCAACGACGCCCGCTCATCGTCGGTTAGCGGACGATTCAGTTTTTGAAAACGATCAACGTCCTTCATTACAGCATCTCCTCAAGTCGGGGGTTTATCTTCCGGTAGTGTTTTGTTGCGGCGTCCTTATTTATCCAGCCATCGGCCTCGTCCTTCTCGAGCGCATCCGCCATCGCGCGGAATTCGTCCACGTCCTGGCACAACGCGAACCAGCGGGCATACACCACGTCATGCAGCGTGACCTTTTGTTCGTAGGTCAGTGAATCCGACTGTCGCATGTGATCGCGGGCCTGGCCCAGATCCGCGACCGACTCACGCGCGAATAGATACGCCGACGACTGCTCGTAAATCTGCTCGGGCGTCTTCGGTTTCTCGGCCGCCACCTGCGCCCCCGTCTTGATCTGTCCCGATTCCTTGAGCGCGTCGACCGTCTGCTGTCCTTCGTTCTGCGCCTCGTAGGGTGGTTCCCACCCCTTCGGAAACAGCCCGTGCTCATCGCTGTCGCCGTAGGTCAGTCGCCACCCGCAGCGCGGGCTCGTGCAGCGCTGCTCGAAGTAGTGGAACTTGCTCTGGGCCACGCGATGGACGTGCCGCAGACGCGACTTGCATTTGATGCACTGCTGTGCCTGGATGATCTCGGAGAACTCAGACAGAAGGCGAAATGCGTCCTTCGCGTTGTCTGCCTCGACGGTGCAAATGGTCGTTCCAAGCTTGATCGATATCTTGCCGCTCGCGGTCACTTCCTCGCCCCCCCTGTCTCAGACCAGGACCATAAAAAAAGAACCCCGCCAGGGAGTGTGGGGCCTGGCGGGGTGTCTGGTGGTGATTGAGAGGATCGGTGCCAACCGCGCCCGTAAGCCACCACGCAGAATGGAATCATTGTCACACTCACAGGCATTTTGCAAATCTGGCACCGATCGCGAAATAGCTTATCGCCGGCGAAAATTACGTCAAGAGACGTTTGTCACAAATCTCACGAAACCGCACCGCCGCGTCCCGGAAATGGCACCATTCCTCAATCACCAGGTGCTGCCGCATGAATTCCGACCCGAGGCGAATTAACGATGCGGCCTCCCGCAGCGAAGTTTCTAACTCTTCAATTCTTGCGCGAAGGTCCGAGTCAGTCATGACGTCACGTCTCGCTGGATACGTTGTTCCGCGGCAAACATTGCCAGCTGGTCCGGCTCCGAAATTATCCGCCAGATGAAGCGTGGCACGCGCTCCCAGATACCAGTCAAATTAAATATGTGCGAGCGATATGATTCCATCTCGCTCCATAGCTCGTCCGGCGTCATCTCTACGCCCTTGCTCGCGCACAGCCTGCACGCCTTTTGCAGCATCCGCGGGTACAGCCCGGACGGGTCAAGGCAGGCCTCGCACCTGCCGGACAACAGCACGTCGGACAGTGCAGCGCATCGGGAGCACAGCCCGCCGGCCGGCTCGAGCCAGTGTGACCCCGGGCCGTACTCCGCGCACATCTGCTCCGCGATTGCGGTGGCGTGATCTCTGCTCATTACCGACTCGAGCACCCCGCGACCCGAATGGACCCGATATTTCATCATCCATCTATCTCCCGAATTTGACCGTGATTTGACGTCCACACCACGTTACCGGTTTTCGAGCGATCCCAGATCAGCGTGTAACGACCAGTCTCATTTGCAATCGTCCTCGCCAGACGCAACGCGTGCGAATAGCCGGCGAACTTTCCGCAAATTCGGAGACGCTGCCTCACCTCGAATCGCATCCCAATCTCCGCGCTACTGACGGACCCGCTCATGCTTGTTTCGTGTTGATTTCAACCAGTCCATCGTTATTTCCCACTCGCTGCAGCATGCCCGTGAAGCTCTCGTCGAACCGAACATCTGCATGCAACGAGAACCATGATTGCAGCTTGTGGATTGCCTTGCCTTCGATCTGCCGGATTCGCTCGCGACTGACGTTAAAGACAGATTCTGCGGCCTCTAATGTGTGTGGCTCATGACCCCACAGACCGAAACGAACCGACAATACCTTGCACTCGCGACTGCTTAAACAGTGCATTGCCTTCTCCAACACTGCAGGCAGGTCCGGGGCACTCTCGTCGTTGGAAATCCGTGCGAGCCGCTCAGAACTGGCAATTGCGTATGAGCACAACGCTTCAGCCTCAACGCGACGCGTTTGCTCGATTGTCTTGCGGCAATCCAAGAACTGAACGTTGTCGCGAAGATGCTGCGGGAACAACTCCTCCCAATCCTTGCCCGTTAGCTCAAGAAGTCGGGACTGCATGGACAGCAGATACCCTTCGGTCCATCGTGTACCGATCGGATCAGCGGGAGGGCACCGCTTGAGATTTATCCACTCGCCAAGCTCCGAAGGCTGAATGCCAAGATGACGCGCAAGAGCGGATTGACTGCCCAGTCGATTCGCCGCGGCGTAAAGGTCGGCATGCTTCAATCTCGTGACAGCGGTGATGTCGATGCCATGTGTCGCGCCGCTGGTGGCCAAATCGGTCATCATCGTCGGTCCGTCTGTGGTGTCGTGGTGTCGTGAATCGGGGTGCTACCGCTTAACGCCGCTACATCTGCCAGGTACCACGCGTCGGCGCAGCTACACACATCTCGATTGCAGCCATCGCTGGATGGACCTGGCCCAAAATTTCGGCGATCGCGGCCGGCGACGCATACCATACGCCGCCGTCCAAATCCTCGACGCGGGCCCAAGCCTCCCCGCATCCGTCGTCGTCGCCGACCTCAGCCCGCAGTGTGGTCTCGATCCAGCCATAGGCTACCGTGCGTGTCACTCGCTCGTGCATTTCTCAACTCGCTCTGTGGGGGGGGGGCTCGGGAGATCCTCTAGGATAGGTCGCGACTGTACTGGCGGGCGTCCTTCCGGTGCTGCGCGGTCCTGGCCGCGGCCGTCCTGGCCTCGCGGAAGATTCTGCTGGCCGTGTCCATTTTCGAGAGACACCACAGGGCATCGCTCTTTTCGCCGCGGCGGCAACCGTATTTCTGCGAGATCTCGTTGGCGAGGCGCTCTACCTCGGTCGCGTCCCACGACAGGCTGTCTAGCACGACCGGCTCGGCCGAGATGTCTGGACAGGTGTCGTCGCGGTGATTCGGGACCAGGATTGCCTGGACTTCGATTTGTACGCCGTTGATTTCCATTGATGCTGCGTGCTTCTTGGCCATTTCATTTCCCCGGGTTAGTGCCATTCCTTAATTCCTTATTAACTTATCGGGCGGGCGGCGTGGCGTCAACAACAATCTGTCGTTTGGTTAATAATTTTTTTGTGGCTACGACCTAGTCAGCGATGTGTGGGTCGATCCACAGGGAGTACAATTCCAGGACCTGAACGTTCGGGCCCTGCATCAAGGCAAGGCGATCCCGTTCGAGGACTTCTTGCTGGCGTACCCAAACCTCGCGAGCACGAGAAAACGATGATCGCAGTGTCTATGGCAGGTGAGAGTCACAGGTGCCCTCGGTGCGGGTACACGACAAGCACTGATAGTTGGGGTTACGACGAATACGATGAATGCTACTACGTGCCGACCACCGCGACTGTCGTGTCCTTTACTGAGAGCGTGAAGGAGTCTGACGAGCAGGAAGGCCCCGACCCATTCGTATGGCCAGACCAGCGTCCACGATTACTCTCTAAAAAGCGACCTCAGCCAGTTCTCGTAAAGAACGTCATGAGACATCGACGGATGCTGAACTCGAATCCACGCGACCACCGTTCATGGGAGACACGCTGATGCATTGCACTACACCAGACCGTGACGTTCCCGGACTGCAGTGCGGACACCCCGTGCCGTGTCCGTACCACACGGTGACGATCGACACGACCACAGATCCAGCCACAATGCCTGCATGAAAACGGACTGCATGAAAACGGAATCCGAAACTAAGAAACGGGGGCCTGGCCGACCCCAGAACGCACTGGGTCCAGCCAGAGTCGTCACTGTGTCGATCCCGCAGGAGCTGCTAGAGCGGCTCGACGCCAGAGCGTGCCAGATGAGCCGCTCCGCGGCAGTCTGCGCCGCGGTCCTGGACTGGCTAGAAGACGACGGTCCGCCGCGCCCAATCTCTCCGTCGGGCGGGCTGAGCGTCGCGACCTCGATCCGTATCGCCCTCGACAGCGAGCGTGCGCAATCGGATGTCAGATGAGCACATGAGCGCTGACGGAGTAACCATGACGAACGTACTCAACAAAGTGTCGGTGCACATTCGCTGGTTGATTCGGCGTGACATGGCGGAGGTGCTCGAGATCGAGGAGTCGTGCTATCCCTTCCCGTGGACGAGAGATGATTTCATTCAAAATCTTAGGCGGCGCAACTGCATAGGCATGGTTGCTGAGCACGACGAGCACGTTGTCGGGTTCATGATCTACGACCTCAAACGGTCAGGCCTCGAACTTTTGAACTTCGCGGTTCATCCGAACATACGTCGCTGCGGAGTTGGCGAGCAGATGGTCGAGCAGATGGTCGAAAAGTTGAATCCCGAGCGGCGCACATCAATTGTGGTGACCGTGTCTGAATACAACCTCGACGCTCAGTTGTTCTTTCGCGACATGGGGTTTCTGGCGACGGGCAAGGTGGAGCGTTACGACAACGGCGATGCGTACGAGATGGTCTACCATATCAACTGGACTCTCTGCTTTCGCGCCCAACGCCAGTCAATGACCTGAAGATGACCGTCGCGCAGCTCCCAGAAGATCCACTGCTGGAATGATTTGCACTTCCAGTCTTCGTCGTAGACCGTGGACTCGAAGTCGACCTTTCCTGCCGCACTTTGGACAGTCGGCCCGGTAAATGCCGCCGTCCAGTTCGACTGGGTTGCAACCGCGGTCTGCCAACCGTTGAAGCGTTTCTTCCAAGTCATGTGGTGTTTCGTTGCAATTGACAACTTGCGCCAAATTCGAAATCATGTGATTGGTTCCTAGTTCCTTGTCGGGACCGAAACACAGCAACAAGCCGCGGACTTGCCAGGACGCGGTTTGTTGCGTTTTTGCCGGGTCTAAATGTCCCCACTGTGGGAACATTTCTCCGGACCTCCGGCACCAACCTCAGATTGCATTTCCATTGGAGTGCTTTCCTCGGACTCCTGGTTGGAGACCACGTCGGCGGAGTCCGTGCCGGTCGGGGTCGCAGAAAGGGATCGAAGCAAAAATTGAGCGAGAGCCCGGTCGAGATCGGCCGGCTGCAACTCTTGATCGACAAGAAACTCGAACACTTCAAAGAGCTGACGACTTCTCACAATGACTCCTCGGTTTGGAGCCAATTGCGGCGTCTCAACGCGTCGATGATTATCGGGATGAGTGATCCCGGGATGGCACGCCGTCCTCCGAACCAGCCAGGTTCCGGAACGGTTCCGTCCTCGAAGATCCGGCGAACTCTCCACGTCTCGATTCCTAAGATCTCCGCGACGTCACGGGTGGTGAAAAGTCTTGGCATGCTCCCTCCATCGGTTAGTGCAGTGTGACTAACCTCATTGTTTGGCGGGGAGTTGGCAGGATAAGATTCGGAAGTGTGGAGTTCCGAACCTAGAAGGCGCGAGGAGCCTACGTTTTCAGACGAAATCTGATGCGAAAAGAACGGTTCGGAAATGTTCGGAAACGCATAATTTCCGAACCTGTTTCAAGAGGGCTGAGCGTTTTTTTGCTTACGTTTGTATTCGTACCTGATCTGACCAATTTTTTTGGCGTTGATCCTCTCGCACTGTCCGGCGTTTATTTTTGCCGCGCAAATCTTGTTGTGCTCATTGGCGATTTTCTGATCGATGCCCTTCCCTGTCTGGGCCTCGTGCTTGACTATCAGTTTCCAAACGTGATCCCACTTGGCTGTATCCGTCCGCTTCTCCGGATCGCCAGTACCACCGATCAACTTCCACGTTCTCCCCACGCGCTATCCCACACGTTCACTAGGGTTTAACAGGGTTTAACAGGGTTTAACAGGCCAGGGCGACACGCGCGGAGAACGGGTTACACCGAGTTATGTAACAAAATTCGTGTAACGGCCCTCGTTCCGTGGCGCGTTGTTGTCCAGGTAACGGTGAATATAGGACTTAAAGAAAGCGAATTCGCTTATCATTATAAAAGGCCGGCCGCGGTGGTGCGCGGCCAGCCTTGACGCCCTGCACAGACCGCGTGCGAGGGCCTAAGAGTAGACTTGCAGTTTCCTCGGATTTGTGGCGCGCGGAGAAAGAAAGTGAGTCAGAACAACGGCGACAAATACGTCACGCACAGGTGGCTGCTCGGCTCAATCGTCGCAGCAGTCGGTGCCTGTGCCACAGTGGGTCTGGGCGCGTGGCAGATACACGCGTCACAACCTCACCAGGGGGCAGTGGACCACAGGGAATTTGATTCCCTGCAGGAATCGCTAACTGGCCGGCTCGACCGGCTGGAAGGAAAAATCGACCGCCTGTTGCAAAGGCCCTCGAATCCGTGATTTGCAGATACCGGTACCACGCAATCATCCGGCGAGTCGTAGACGGCGACACAGTGCGGGCAGACATTGACCTAGGCCTACGGGTGTGGGCGCACAATGTCACACTGCGGATGGTCGGAATCGACGCGGCGGAAACACGCACCGGGCCAGAGAGCCAACGGAGCAAGGGCCGCCAGGCAAAGCGATGGCTCAGCGATCGACTCCACCCGGGCAACGCCGTCGTCGTCGAAACGCACCGAGACCGGCAGGGCAAATACGGTCGGTGGCTAGCCACAATATGGCTGCAAGATCAAAACCTCAACGACGAAATGGTAGCCGCAGGCCACGCGATCCGGACTGATGACAGGTGATCCTCAGCCGCATCGTATTGTTGCTCCTTCGGCCGATCGGCTCTGTGTGCCGGTGGCGGGAGCGAGTGTGGCTGTCGCGGGCGATATCAGCACGCGGACGACGCCGGCGAGAAGCTACGCGGAAATATTATCTGTGGCTTGATCGCGGCAACAAATTGCAGCGGCGCCGCCGATAATGTCACACCTCATCCTTGACCACCGCGGCCACGATCACATTGATCAGCGTTGCGATTGCCGCCGCCACCTCTTGCGGGATTTCATAGCCAGCAACATGAATCAACCAGACCAACACGACGGCCAAAGGCCCGCCAATCACACCCGTCGCCACTGCCTTGCGATTTTTTGCCATTGGTCCGGCCCCCTGACTCCGTGTTATCGTCAGCCGCCGCCACTTCCGCAACCAATCAAATGATAGCCAAGCGTTTAGCCAGCGTCTGCGCTCCTCGCACCCGCACCCACTACGTGGTGTCGCGCCGAAACGCTTGGCCACCCACGCGATCACGTCTCCCAGACCGAACGTCTCGCACGCGTGGTGGATAGGCAACTCGTGCTCGTAGACCGGCACAGGAGGGACCCAGCCACAGCGATCGCACTGATATTCCACCAAATTCATGCAGCAGTTACCACCGCTGTCGGACTCGCACCGATCGACTGGCAATTGTTGGCTCCAGGTTCCACGCCGAAAAACGGAACGCTGAGGCCGGCGATGGCATTGCAGTCGGGTTTTGTTGCGCCGTAGTCGTGCACCCAGGTCGCGGTCTGGCAATTAAAAAGCCCCTGGAAGTACTCCAGCCGCACGCCAAGCTTGTAGTTCCCGTCTGAGTCCTGGCAAATCTTCAGTTGCAGGGTGACTGTGCCGGCCGGAATCCCCGTAGTTGGGCAAGCCACGCCCACCGTCGTAGGCGTCCTATAGCAGCAGCTGCTGACGCACGCTCCGCTGCCACCTCCAACGTCAAAATCAAACGAGTTGCCGCAGAATCCCACCGGCAAGAAATACGTGCCCGTGACCGGATGCTGCGTGCCCATGCACACCAGGCCAGGCGGAATCGTAAGCACCGCCTTGAACTGAGCAGGCGCGCCGCCGGCGCACACACCACTGGAACCGTCGCCCGGGTCGCACGCCCCGTTGCAGTTCGCGCTAACCTCAGCCGTCGACGATGCGAAGTTGCAACTCCCGAGCGTATCGGTGCCGATGGATAGCGCCTTGGCGGCCCACGCGGCACAGTCGGGCTTCGACGCGCCAAGCGTAGTCTGCCATTCGCCAAAGTTGCTACTTGAGTCGTCCGTGATCCGAAAGCGAAGGTCGTAGCTACCGCCCGTGTCGACCAGCTGCACCCGCAGCGTGATATTGCCGTAGCACGCCGTCGTTGTGCTCAGCTCCCACTCGCACGCTCCCGTGCAGGGAAGGCACCACTCGCGATTAAGGTCCGTGCAGTCAGCACAGGTCCCGTTTGTGACGCCCGTCAGCGAAATAAAAAGGAACTCGGGCACGCTGCCAGAACAGTCTGTGCACACGCACCCGCAGCATCTGCACCCCGGCCCGTGCTTCTTCGGCATTTAGCAATCTTCCCAGTCGACGAGCCACTGACCGGAGTTCTGGTGCAACTTAATCGTGACCCACTTATTCGCACCCACCGCAGTCCCAGCCAGATTGAGAACCGTTTCCGTGTATCCGGCCGAGGTAAGATCCAGCGTCGATGTCGCAGAGTTCTGGCGGATCGTGTAGATAGAGACCACGCCCGAACCGGGAACGTCGCCAGAGCGGGCGGGCACGCCGCTACCATCTGTCTTCGCGATTTCAAACTCGACGTCATCGCCCCGCGAATCCAAATGCAATTGCCGCCGGCGCACGTGGCTAATCTCAAACTGCTGACGATCGTACAGTTCGCGCAGCTTGGCAACTGTTCCTGCGGTCAGGTTAACCGGCTCGCTTGGTTTGATCGGCATGGAACTACACTAGCTGCTCGTCGAAGTACGCACGCGCAAACGGCCCCTGCGCGCCAGTCGATGAAGTGACGGCCAAGGACATCGAAAAGACATCGTCAGCCACGAACGACGTCACCGACAGAGTCGCGTCCTTCACCAATCGGTCAGCGTCGGAATGCGTGACATTGATCGCCGAAGACAGAACGGTTGTGCCGTTTTTCTTCAGATCGAAGTTGACATTTGTCGAGGAGCCAGTGTCATTCAGCCCGGCATGGAATCCACGGAGAGTGCCTGAGTTCATCGCAACGAAAACAATTTCTTCGCGGGCAACCGGAGTGCCGCCAATGGCCAGGGCAAAGTTCGACTGCGCATATCGATTGTGCTCGATCTTGTCCGCGTCGATTCCGGCTGCGGCAGCCACGTGCGTGTCTGACACAGAGCCAGTCGGCAAAGACATCGAGTCGGATTGTAAGTTCCCCTCGACCCGCACATCCGTTGGGAATCTAATCACAGCCATGACGTCGTCCTAGGGTGGATTGAGGATGATGAAACCAGACTGCGCCAACGCAAAGTACTGCACGAGCATCGGCACCTCTTTCTCCGGGTCGAGTGACCAGCGCCCGTAAACAGTCGGGGGCATTCCGCCGCCTGGCAACTTTACCTGCGGCTGCCCATTGCCGTCTAGATTTACTGGCGACGATATCCGCCGGCCAAACTTATCTAGTATCGGCCGGCGTTCCGCCACCCCATCGTCGAGAACTTCGCTGCCCAGCGTGGTGCCTTTTCCCGTGGGGTCTTTCGTTTCTGACAGCCTCGCGTCATAGCCTCGGTCTGCGTATTCGGGGCGCCACGTTTCGGTGTCAATTGCGAATTCGTATTCTACCTGCCAGTGCGCGATCCCATTCGTGATCATCGGTTGCAAATCAACATTTGTCACCTTTGCCTCGTACCGATCCGCCTGGAATACGTCCAGCCCGCCCAATGATGGGTTTGCGATCACCACCCTGAAGATGTTTATCGCCCATTTGTCCTCGATCACGAACCCCGCCTGGTTGTCTTTCTTGCTCAGTATCTGGGCCGTGTTAAATCTCAATCGCCAGATCTGGATTTCATGATCAATCGTAGCTGGCGGATCAAAAGGCGTGTATGCCGAGTTCATCGGAGTCACGCCGCCACGGATCGCCTTTAGTCTGGATCCAGAATCCGTCGGGTCGTTTTCCTGGTAGCCTTCCAGATATTTTGCCCGCTCGGCCACGCGTGGAACGAACATCCTCGACGAGGTGAGTACCGGGCGAAACTCCAAAGGATCGTCGGTAGGATTCCCGGCTTCGTCTTGCTCTTCATCCAGGGAGGGATTCTGCGGCCCGAAGTTACACGTCACATGCCACAGGCGTCTCGATTGCCGTTCAGGTCGTTTGGCAACCACAGAAATACATAGCGATGTCGTATCAGAATCGTTCCCAAACATGAACTGATCGCCACGCCATGGCAACGTTGCCGTGCTCTTGAAGTGGTTGTGCACTGTCACCGGCCCGTCATCGTCGTTGTCAGTCAGCACCTGGTAGACGGACTCGTAGGTGTATCCGTCGTTACCGCGAGTCCCGTGGACGCTGTATTCTTCCGCCGATGTCACTGCCATATCAGAAGCTTACCGTTTTCGTGTCGGGCTTTTTCAATTCCGTAACCATCTCCTCGAACAACGCGGTATGCCGACGAGACTCTTCGAGCGATTCCTTTGCGTTCCTCGCAATCTCGTGCTGTGTCTTTAGCGCGGCGCGGGTCGCAGACGCATCGGCTACCGTTCCTCGCTTGGTCGCCGCCACGCCGCCCGGCGCGCCGATTGATGGCTTTTTCGTCGCGTCCGCAAACGACTTTGCCGCCTTGATTCCCGCCCGCTTTAGCGTGTCATCACTCAGGGCGCCGGCCTCGCGGAGCTTGATTAGGTTGCGCATCGTGTCGCGGAATGTCTCAAGGGGAGTACGCACCGACCGACGAATCGAATCCGCCTCACGCCCAAGCGCCTCCAGCTTCGACAAGGATTTCTCGTAAGTCTTCAACGCATCGTCTAGCGCGGCCTGCCTTTTGGCTTCCCTGGCCTCTGCCGCAGATTTCGCCGCCGCACCAGCGGGGCGGGATGCTGCCTGGCGTGCGCCGCGAGAGTCAAAAGTCAGGGTCCTTTTCATTCCCTGCCAGGCCCCCTGGATTGCGCCAGGCCCGGCAACAACCTCGGTACTGCGTCGCAAGAAGTCCGCGACGCCGGCAGCGGCAAGCGTGATTTCTGTTTTCACTAACGACCACGCGCTAGCGAGAGTCTTAGTTGCGGCCGCGTAATCGTTCATTCGCTTAATGTCGATTTCAGAAAGCGATTTGCCAGTCCTTAGCGCATGATCCGCAATCCGTTGCAATTCATCAGACCCCAGCGCGAGTGTGCGTACCAGTTCTGCACCCTCGGAATCAAACAGCTTGAATGCCAGGCGAAGGCGATCCGCAGGATTCTGCACTGCGTTGATCGCGTCCGCGATTTCGCTGAATGCAGCCGCCGGCCCGATCAGGTTTAGCCGGCCTGCGTCCAACCCCAACTCTTTGAGGGCACCCTTGGCCTCGCCCGTGCCCGCAGCCGCCTCGCTGATTCTGCGGGTCATCCGCTGCAGTGCCATGTCCAGCGTGTTGGCGCCGACGCTGGTCAGACGGGCCGCCTCGCGGAGGCCTCCCAGCGCGGTGGCTGACTCCCCGAGCTTGTCGGCCACGTCTATTGTGTTCTCGAGCCGGTCGAATTCCTCGGTCATCGACCGAAAGGCGCCGCTAACAGTCACTCCTGCCACACCGACCGCAGCCAGGCCCCTGACGAAATTGGCCACCGGGGCGGTGGCGGAATTGATGCTTTTCACAAATCCGCCCGAACTCTTTTTTGCGCGCGCCATGCCACTCTCAAACGGCTTCGTCTGGGCCGTAACTAGCGTCGCGAGTTTTCCGATTACAGGCATTTGTTCACGTCGGGCACGAGGGCGCTATTGTTTCCGCAGTATCCTCTGCTGCTCCTCCTGTGTTTGCTCGCGTGGTTCGCGTGGTCGTTGGGCTTCCATCGGCTTGCTTGCGTTGCCGCTGTAATTGACGACTGCGGCCAAAAGGTCAATAGGGTCCTGGCTCGGGTCTGGCAACAGGCCCAGACGATCTGCGGCCAAATACGTCACGTATTCCCTGCCGGTGATTGAGTCTTGAAGCTGTCCAATCGGAATCCTATAGATCAGAGACAGACGCAGCCAAAACTTGGCTAGTCCGTCGCTGTCGAGTTTTTTGCCGATTCCTCAACGGCGTCCTTTTCCAGGCCACTGATCCCGGCCACCGCGTCGTATATGGGGCCCAGCATCCGAGATGAACCACTCGACAGTGCGTCAATCTGGTGCTCGCTCACTTCGATATCTGTGCCGTCTTCTTCGCATAGTGCCATCCCGATCGCCTTCGCAGCGAACTGATGCCGTGGGGCATCCGACAGTATGCCCACTTGAGCGGCTGACAACTCCCTCACGTAGTACGTTTCGCCCGCAACGACTGCTGCCCTTATTTCTCGGTTGCGGACACTGTTAATCAGATCGACCAACGACACCTGGCATACCCCCTGTTTTGGTTTCGTCCATCTCCGCTGCCCTGTGCAGGCATGCGGACGCCTCGCCATGGCAGCCGCCATCCTTCCAAGCTGCGGCAGCCACACGCAGGTCTGCCGCTGTCTCCAATTTGATGAGCCCGGCGCCAAACCCAACGCTTGGAATCGCAGCCAACAAAAAGTCCGCCAGCGGTAAATTTACCAATCGTACAAACTCCCGCACCGCCTGGATCTCTCGAGCATTTAACCGGTGCGCTCTCGCCAGCAAGAGAGATAGGACACCTGATCTAGTGCACCGATACCCGACGCGGCGACCGTCGCACAAGACGTTCTCCTGCTGCAATCGGTCCCTGACTTCCGCGTCTTCGGCGAGACCGCTAGGGTAGGGTGTAAGCTCGATCAGCATATTAGGAGGCATTCACGAAAGTTAGCGCACCCTTGATTTTGAATGTCACCGTGGAGAGCATCAGTTCGTCGACCGCAATATTCCCGGGGTCCCAATTTTGCAAGAACATAGTTGCGGCTGCCGTCGCGCCAGACGAGCTGCCTGCCGGAACTGGATGCGTCACAGTGCCAGTTGCCGCGGCCGCCGTGAATGGCGGCTCAACGTCGGGGTCGCGGTGCATGGTTATCTCCAGCTCGCCGCCGTCGTACAGATCGCCCGGCATATAGTCCTTTGCCGCAGACGTCCCTAAGTGCGTGATGTCCACCGCCGCCCGGCTGACCCCTGTCCAGTTCATGGACACTATACTGCCCGCCCAACCGGACATCGTAAACGTTGCGCCATCTCCAATGTCTGCCATCGCATTTATCCTCCGGCCGTGTGCCAAATTATCAAGTCACGAGATCGAATCGGTCGGGTCTCCTGCGATCCGTCCGATGGAAAGTCAACTCCGTCGTTTGCTGGCTCGGCGTAGATCTGCGAAACGGTGACTTGATTGCCCCCAGTGCCTAGCGTCCCGCCCCCAAAGTTGTCTGCGTAGTCTTTGACGGCCTTGGCCAAGGCGTTGCAAGAAACGCGGCCCAGTGCGTAGCAGTCCACCTGTATCGTTGTGCGCGCCAAAGAAGCCTCGTCGAGCAAGTGCCGTTGATCCTCGCCCGTAATCTGTCTGATCACGATCGCCGGCAAAATGTCCTCGTCCCTGCCGGGCGGCAGCTTGTCGTAATGCACAGCAGTAGCGCTAACAAGCAGAGCTGTTATGCTGGACTCGCCAGTCAACGACTGCCGCAATGCCTTTTGTATGTCCGCCACTTTTTTTATCCGCGAGTTGCCCGCGCCAGCACATCTGCGGCAAGAGCAGGTATCTTTGATCTCGCAACCTGAGCACCTCTGCTCAGCATGCGACCTTGCGCGGCAGCCTCGGCTGGCCGCTGGAATGGCTGCTCTCTCACGAGCCCGACCGTGTTTCCATCGTGCGTAACCATCCAGTGCCCATATTCCACCAGGTGCGCGTGTGCTCCCTCGGGCCACCTCGCACCTACAATCTGCCCGATCATCCCCTTATCGGGTTTTGACCAGGCCTTTTTTGTGATCGACCGCCGTAGGCCAATCGACCGGCGACGTGTTTTTCCTGTCTTGCTGGTGTAGGTCTCTTTTCTGGATCGCGTCGGGGCACGCCGGCGCACCTCCCGCATAAATACAGATGCTTGGGCCGCCACTACCGCCCTGATCACCTTGCGCTGCATCCGATCAGGAAGCATTGCCAACGCGCGGTCAAGCTCCCTATCTCCAGTGAGACGGACCCCTTTCCAGTCGCTCGCGTGATGTGACGTTTTCATGATTGATCCGTCTTTGCCACGATCCGCAAGTACCGGCCGTGCTCGTCGTCAATGCTCGAATGCAAGACGTGTAGCGTCTCGCTCTCGGGCTTGTCCACAGTCACGAGCCGCATCGTGGGGACTATCCCTGTGCGATACATGATCCGCACCGTATGCGTGCCCGTGCTGGCCAGCTGGTCGCCTCGTCGCGACTCGTTGCCGCCGTTGTATTTGATCTCGGCCGGTACGTTGCTTGCGAGCGTCGACATCGTCTCTGTGTTTTCGCCGTCCGTTGAGGTGCTCGCAGACTGAATCTTGATCCGCCGCGTAAACCTCGGGACGTTGGGTGAGCAGCAACTAGGCATATTGCACCGCGCGAACCGGGCTGACGATTGAGTCCAACACCGCAAACATCTCTTCGTTCCCGCAATCCCGCATATGGTACCTGTGGCGAACGTAGGCCTTGATGGCGGCCCTTATGCTGTAGTCCACTGCCGTTCGCGACGATTCACCGGCGACGTAAGTGACCGTCACGTCTCCACCCACGCCCCGGGTGTTCGGCCATGTCACGTTATAGTCGGGCTCTAATCTCGCGAATACGCTGTCGGGAACCAAGCGATACTGAGACGCGGATAGGGTCTGAGTAACACCGTCAACGTCCAGGTAGGTCACGGACGTAATCGATGCTACAGGGAACCGCTCGAGGTGAATGGCACCATCGTGAAAGTGGTACGGGTCTGCAAACCCGTTTAGCGTCAGCCGGAGCGTTTGAGTCATCACGGCAAGCTTGTAACGCTGCTCTATGATCCGCGTGCCCTCGTGAATCAGGTCAAGCACTAGCTTGTCATCTGTGCCATTAACGACATCCGAGTAAGTGGATGCGTCCTCAACTGACACAGCTGTCAGAGTAGCGGAAGTTGCAACGCGAACGCTCGCCGGCGTGCTCACTATTCACCCCCACCGCCCTCCACTGCAGGCGCCGCCTGCGGTTTCGGTTTCGGTTTCGGTTTCGGTTTCGCCCTCTTTGGCGTGTGCTTGGACACCGCTTTGCGCTTTATCCAGCGCGCTGCGACGTGGTCAGCCATATCCACAACCTCGCCTTTTGAGAAGTGGCCAAGGCGAGTGTCGCGGTTGTCTCGAATAACAACCATCATCATGAAATCTCGGTCACGGTCAGATCGCGCTGTGGTCGCACTGCCTTGCCGACATACGTAACCGTAACCTCGTCGGTCGCAGTGCCACAGGTCAGGCGGGCAGCGCAGTACCTCAGGTTGCTACCCAACGCTGCAATCTCTTCTGCGGTGCACTCCAGCACGGCATTGTCGTCGAGGGCATCGGCCGCGATCGTGCCCGAGTCCTTGACCACGACCGGCGATGCCATCGTTGATAGATCGTCCGCCAAGATTTCCAGCTTCGTCAGGCCGCCGCCGCCAACAATATTTGGCTTGGCGACAACCATGAAATCTGTGTAGTCGCGCATGTCGATTGTGCGGGGCGTCGTGCCGCCGTCAGGCGAGGCAATGACAGCCCCAGTTCCGCCGGGGTCGTGGTCGTAAGATTGCACCCACAGGTCCGACCCAAGTCGTTGAGAGGATACAGCACTTGCCATTTGTCAGGTCCTGATTGAGGAAAAGCACCACCCATCGCGGGTGTGCGTAGGGGTGTTAGGCACGTTCCGCGAGCTGCACAATCGGGCTCAGCGTTGCGGTCGAATTCTTAGGCGTCAATGCCGATCGCCACCAACAGCGGCCGGCGTTGTTGACCCAGAATTTGAAGGTCCGCTCGTGGTTCTCGAACCTCACGTGCATGGACTCCGCTTGCTGCGGTCCGTCTACCTCGGTCCCGACTAGGTATTCGCTAGGCACCCAGCACGACAGATCGCCTTGGTCGCCTAGCGTCTGGCTGTACTCAGTGAAATAGATCGGACGGCCCAAGAGGGTATCCGGCACGTCGACACCGTTACCAGGCGCAAGAAGGAATACGTCACCATTCGTTCCGGCGATGTGCGCGGATGCGAGCTGCACATAGCAATCGTGATTTGCCAGCCAGATCGAGCGGGCGTAGTTCCACACCCGGGCACGCATCTTGATGATGTTGGTGCCGTTGATCGTGTCAGCCGCCTGACCACTCTCCTTCGCAACCGCAATCAAGCACGGTGCGTTGTTGATGCCTTCGAACTCGCCATTCCCCGTGCCCGTCATCTTCTCGTTGAGCATGTGGGATTGGAACTCATCCTGAAAACCCCGCTGCAAAAGCGCGGTGATCGAGATGGCGGATCGACGCAGCAACTCTTCGCTGACGTAGGTCAGGCCGAAAACGCCGGTCGCCTCGAGCTTGACCTGTTCGAATTCGGCACGACTGGAAGTCGCAGCCACCGTTTCAGGCCGACGTGTAACCGTCGTGCCACCGGAAACGCTGCTGCTGTGGTCTTTGTCGACACGCGCCGGAATCGAGACGATAGACGAATCCATCGGGATATCTTGGACGAGCCCGGCAGATGGGTCGCTTTCCGCGCCGACCATCAATAGATCGGGGCGAAACGCTGGGGCGATCAGAAATCCGCCGTAGGCGTTGTTTGCGCCTGACTGCTCGTCACTGCCTGCGGCCAACGCCTCCAGACGCGGGTCCAGTTGCCCAGTGCGGGCGTGTTCGACGATGCATCCGAGCTGCTCCCGGACGTCCCGAAAGCCCATCCTCTCCGGGTGGGCGTCGATCGGGCGGATGGTGGTTGTCGTGGTCGCGCCGGCCCGGGTCTGACGCCCGTCTGTTGCCAGCTCGTCGTCGTCCATTTCCTTTAGCAAAGCAGCCTGTTCTTTGGCCGCCTTGAGCTGCTTCTTGATATCCCGGTACTCAGCCGAGAGGGTCTCGTATCTGGTCTGCTCGTCCCCAGTCAAGACTCCGAGGTTCTCGCCGCCGGCTCGTTCGTCGGCGTCGTCGAGTAGCGCTCGGATATCCTTCGCCTTGGCCGTCAACTCTTGCGCGAGTCTGTCAACACGGGTCATCGGTCGGGTTCCTTGTCGGTGCGTCGGTGCGCCGGCGAACCCCACAAAAAAAGCGTCGCTACGCAAGGGGCGTCCACCAGCAGGCTCTTTAGCTGCTGCTGAACCGCTTCTCGCGTAACGACGCTTTGCGATTCCGGTGTCTCTGTGGTCTTTCTATCAATCCGCGAGCAGGGCGTCAATCCGCGAGCAGGGCGTCAACCTCGTGCCGAATTCGCAGAGTGGCGGTAGCCACGTCCGAGTCCGACAATTTCGCCGGCCAATAGTGATCTAATACCCTCGCGCACCAGGCGGACAGGCGGGCGTGTACAAACTGCCGATCCTTATTGGCGAACTGCGCCCGGAGCAGCTCGGCCGCCTTGAACACCACCTCGTTGGGCAAACCTTCCGCGCTCAATGAGGCCGACAGGAGCCCGTCTACGGCGTCCCCCGTGTCGACGACGTCTGATGCATGGAGTCGCGAAGGCCGCCACAGGGGAGGGAGTTCGCGGCCTGCGGCGTCCTTCGTCGGAGTGCCGTCCTTTTCCAGACGGAACTCCTCTTCGAATTCGCCCACGAGAGACGAGGACAGCGCATCTGGATCCTCTGCCGCCAAATCCATCACATAGCCGGCCAGGTCGCCCGAAGGCGTCGACGAGGCAGACTCCGCGAAATGCAGGTCCGCGCGGACAGCCTCCACTGTCCGTCCGTCGATGGTGAGCCGGTCGATGAACGGATCGCGGGCGCGTCCCAGAAACTTGCCGAGCCCATCGTTAGATTCGTCCGGATGCGCGAACCGCGACTTCAGGCCTTTGGGAGATCGTCGCATTAGTTTGGCGATCGACCGCAGAGAGTCGCCGTCGAACTCGCCGCGCCCCTCGGATTTGAACTCCCCCTCTTGCGCGACTACGAACCCATTGATGACCCGGGCATCGCGGTCAACTCCAACAGGGCGCCCCAGCGTACGGGTTTTCAGCCAATCGCTCATGCCGCTATCTCCTCGAATTCGCGATCCTTCCACGAGGCAATCGTGGCGTCAATCCGGGCCGCCACCTCGTCGGGCTGGCACTCCAGCGCCGACAACAGGTCAGCCTTGGACCTGGCTACGTGCCGGGCAACCGCGCCATCAAGGTCGCACGACCGCCCTTGTGACGCCATCAAGGCCGCTACAGGCAGCCGCAAATGTTCCTTGAGTTTGCTCGCAAACGAATCGTAGTGCGCGTCGACCCGGGCGAGGAAGTTCGCCTTGTTGACGTGGCGCCGAACCGCCTCGGATTCCTTCCCGAGCATCCTGGTGTACGTCTCGTTGACCACACCTGCGCACGCAACCACGACCTCCGAATCCTCGTCGAACCGCTGGTCAGTCAGCGCACGCACAGTCTGATTATGCAACGTCCGCATGGAATCGTAGACCGCAGCAGTGTCACCGTGCGACTCGAGATACGCCGCAAGCCGCTCAATCTGTTTTTTCAGGTCATCATCACCACCCGGTTCCGCCGGCGGTGGTGGCGCGTGCCTGTGCGGGTTCCTCTTCGCCGGCCGCCGAAAGCGTCATGAAATTCATCGGCACAAATCGCTTCGCGCCATCGCCGTCAGGCAGCGGGTTAAGGTCCTCCAAGTCGCGAATCTCGTCGGCGTTGAGGACACCCCATTTCCCCACAGCGNCTTATAGAATTCGCTACGGGCCTTCGTGTCGCCGCGCAGCAACGCTTCAACGTTGTGTTTGACGAAATACCCCTGCTGCCGCTCCTTTCGCGTAAACAACTTGCGGTTGCATTCTTGCTCCCAAAGCCCCAGCCACTGGATCAGGGAATACACGACAAAGTCGATTCCCTGGTGCTCAATGTTCGAGAACGTCGCCCGCAACAAATGCTGCACCATATGCGGCGGCACGTTGTAAAATCGGCAGATGTCCTCGATCTTTAGGTGAGCGGTCTCGATCCACTGCAACTCTTCTTGGGTCAGCGAAAGCTTTTCCACCGTCGCACCCGTCGGCGCCATCGCTGGACGCCCAGCGTTCCCAGGCCCGCCAAGGCGGTTCGCCCAGGTCGTGCGGTAGTACTCCTTTGCGGCGTCGTCTCGGAATGATCCACCGACAATCACGATGCGAGACTGGCCGCCGTTGCCGATCACCGCGGCGCCTTGCTGCTCGATCGCTGCGCCAAACCCAATAGTCTCCGCAGCGTGGCGAATTACCCCCTTGCCGGTGATGCCGTTCTCCGTGATCACACTTGGCACGTGCAGCATACGGTCCTTCCGCACCGTGTCTGTTGTGCCGTCGTCGGCCGTCACCTCGTAGACCAAATCACCTGGGTGCGTGCCAAGGTTCCTCGCGGTTTCCTCGTCCGCGCGGCCCTCTTGGACTCGCGAGTTGTGCACCGGCCAAATAGCCGCAGGGTGTCCGCCTAACGCAGACCTTTCGATTTCCGCGTAGAAATTCCCGGCATTGACCTGCGATCTTATGCCGAACCCGCGCATAGATTGCGACGTCATCTCCGGGTTCGGCTCGTCGTGCAATAGCCGATGCACTGGGTGGTCAGCCGCTACAGATGTCGCTCCGTTTGTCTTCCGCTTCACGCTGAGCGGCAGGCCAGCGCCAGTGGCAGACAGGATACGGGTACAGGCCCAGACAGCCGAATACCGCAGTGAGGTTTCCTCGTTGACATCGACGCCCGAAAGGGTCTTCTGCGACGGCGGCGCATACCAGAACGAATCTGTCGGTCCTGGACGTTGAAGCGAAAGTCCAAAGAAGGAAGAGAGACTCATGCGCGGTCCAGTTTCACTTCGAGACCAGTCGGGATAGTACGGCAAGGCCCAACAGGATCGTGCCCAGCGCCACCAGTGCCGCCGGCACGCTCCACGTTGCCACCCCCGTCGTAATCAGCATCGTCCCAGTAAGGGCAATGGCTAGGTCAAGCCACGCAGCAACTCTCAAATGAACACCTCGTCGCCCACCTTAAACGCGTCTTGCTCCACCGCCATACTACAGTCTAGACCCAATAGCATAGCCACCACTACGTCGATTCGCCCACGAGATGTGCCCTTTACCGGCATGACGAAACCGTTGAGCGGGCTCGTCTTAATCTCGGCATTCGAAACCTGCCACCGCACGCACTCGTTTCGGTCGTGGCGCATAACGCCCGAAGAGATACACGAGTCAAATTCCTTACACGGCTCGTTGAACGTCTTCACGTTCTGCGGCGCAGAGACCACACCGAACCCGTCTCGCTGCAAACTCTGGAAGAACCACTCGGCGTTGTGCGCGTCAAACTCGATCTTGCGGCAACCGTACTCGGCACAGATTTCCTTCATCCTGTGGCAAACGTACTCCTGGTCCACCCGGTCGCCTGGAGTGAACTCGATGTATCCGGCTTTTTCCCAGTCCAGATACGGCACCCGGTCCTCCTTCGCCTTCGCACGCGCCGTATCTTCCGGTATCCAGCACCACGACTTCAGCGAATACCCACCGTCCGCGTCACGCCGGCACAGCGCAAACGCGGTCAGGTCGCTTTTCGCTGACAGATCAGCGCCACCATACCAGCTGCCCGTGGTGTCGACGTGCCCCACCTCGCACGCGTCCCATTTTTCAGTGCTCAGCCACTTGCCGTACTTCTCGGTATGCTGATTCAGGTACAGGCGGCGAAAGTCATTCTCTAGCGAGGTGACCGCAATCGCCTTCTTCGCCATCCCTCGCATTTCGTCAATCGATCGAAAGTCGCCCAACGCTGGATTGACTCGGTGCCAAACATGCTCATCTTTCCAATCATCTTTTTCAGTAGCGGCATAAATTATCGGCAAGTAGCCGGAGTCTGTTACGATCCCGTCACGCACCTTGCAGGCGTAGTCGTATTGCTCCCACTCCAGCGTTGTCCTGTCACTGACGCCGGCAGTGGTAATAGTAACAATCAGCGGATCGTCCACCTTGCCCATCCCCGTAACGAACGACGTGTAGAGTTCTCGATCTTTGGCGACATGTATTTCGTCGTAGACCACGAAAGTTGGCTCCGACCCATGCATTGCGCCGGCCTCGGACGCAATCGCTTTGAAAGTGCTCCCGGTGCGGTTGTTGACGATCGTGTGCGTGCTGGTTTTCAGCGTCACACACTTCAGCAGGCGCGGATTGTCAGAAATCATCGCCTCGACCTTGTTGAACAGGAATCGCGCCTGTTCCCTGGTCGAGGCCGCACAGTAAAACTGGCGGCGCGGGCGACTGTCTCGGAGAAATCTCTCGAGTGCGATCGCGGCTGCCAGCTCGGTCTTGCCGTTGGCACGCGGTAGCCAGATCCCGCACGCCTGGTACTGCCGCCGGCCATCCTCACGTTGGGACATCAGCGCGCGGACGATGTCCTCCTGCCATGGTCTCAGGCCGAAGAGGTCGCCGGTGGTCGGGTGAGTCAAACAGTTGATGAAGTCAATCGACTGCTGCGCCGGGTCCTTCG